ATGTACCGCTTATACTTGAAGCAGTTCCATTACCGCCATTTCCTGCTGTCGTTGAATTGCCGCCATTGGTTCCGGAAGCTGAATGCCCACCGCCACCGCCCGAACCATTAGTACCGCCGGAACCGCCAGAATTACCTTGCGATACAGGAGTAGATGGGGTATTGCCAGCACCACCAGCACCACTAATTTCCGCACCGCCACCACCCGAACCTCCCGATATTCCCGGAGCAGGAGCAGTTCTTCCAAGTCCACCACCACCACCAGCAGATGTAATAGTGCTAAATACAGATTTACTTCCGCTACTACCATTACCGCCAGTACCATCGCTTGAGCCTGATGGCCCACCGGGACCACCACCACCAACGGTTACTGTGTATGGAGTGCCACTTGAAACACTTAATGTTGATTCCCTATATCCACCCGCACCGCCGCCACCACCTCGATTAACGCCCCCGCCGCCGCCTCCGGCAACAACTAGATAACTTACGCTCGTAGGAGCAACAGAGCCACCAGCCATTGCTTGCATCAGTTTAGTAAAAGCAAACATATCTACCTCTTATGGTGTGTAACCTTGAGCTATAGAGCCGTACCAGTTAGTGCCATCGCTGATAAACGTCAAAATGTCCATTTTCCCTGCTGTGGCAGTAATGGTTGGCGCACCCGCCGTACCCCATTTAACACTAGTAAATGTAGCCGTACCATTACCAGTTGACGCTGCTTGCTTTAGCAGTAGAACAAATGATTTACCAGCGGTAGCGGTTGGCATCGTAAACGTACAAGCAGTAGACGCTGTGAGAGTAGCTGTTTGAACAGTACCCGCTGTTAATGCAAGCGTATTAGTGCTTGTAACAGTGCCTATAGCAACTACACTTTCGGTGTAATTGGTATACGTACCATTAGTCACAGTTAAGTTAGCAACGCTTGTTACCGTGTTACCTAAAACAACGGAAGTGTTGCCAAGTGTTGTAACCGTAGCAAAGTTACTATCCAATTGAGACAACGGGATAGACGTAGTTGCCGTAGCAAAAGTATATGGGACAGCCATTTTAGAACCTCACTCTCAATTCATGTTCATATTCAAAACCGTTGTACACAACGCCAGCATTGGTTGATGTCACGGTCATACCCAAGTATTTGCCATATTGCTTGGCATCTGTTTTGTACAACGTATAGCCTGTAGAGCCAGTAGTCCAGTTAATTGCTGTTGAACTATTGTTAATCCAAGGAATAGGTGCTGAAAAATTATTTATCCAAGTTATTGTTTGACCCAAATCTACAACAGGACTAGAACCAGTTTCAGAATCAACAGAAACGCTAATAAATGAAGAATTAGTTAATGTCGCTTCAATACCAACCTTTAAAGCCTGTTTAGTACGAATTGGGTCTTTCATCGGATTTAAAGACGTTTGCACGTAACTGTTAATACTTGCAGTTGTGTTTGCATACATCTTCACGCACGAATTACCGTCTGTTCCGTACAGCGTAATTTTTCCACCCACCGGCGCAGAAGTGACAAACTTCAAACTGTTTCCCGCGCTAGTAAAAAACCATTTCTTTTCAAAGAAAATAGCTTGTATGTATCTAGCACTACTGGATATTCCTAAACCGCCCGTGTACCTAAAATTAAATGCAGCACACAAAATATTGTTTAAAAGAACCTGACCACCATTAACATTTCCAGTAACAAAATCTATATTTGGAAATATGCCATCTAACGAGTCCGATATTTTTGATGTTGTTGAGCCTACCAGCGCATACACACCGTAGTCATTCATAAACAACACAGAACGGAAATACGGAAAAATCGCATACGCTAACTTTGTACCTACCGAAGCACTGACGTTGGTATTTGTAAACAATGTCGCGCCAGTTGACGTTACCCGAACATCCGAAAATACGTTAATGCTATCGTCACCAAAAATATACAAAAAGTTATTTGCTGACAACAATTGAATAATGTTTCCGTGCAGCGTAGCGTCAGTAAGCACTACCGTACCTGCTGATACCGTTACAAAATCACTGTATGAGCCAGCCGCTGAATAATAAACAGTCCTGCCGTTAGAAATCCAAACGCGACCAGAAAATGATTGAATTCCTGAATTTCTGTCAGAATTAACAATGGCTTTAGCCGTTGCATTACTTCCACCGCCGCCGGAAAAAGTAACCGTAATATTTGATGCGTTGGTATATCCAGAGCCTACGTTAGTCATAATGACTTGCGTGACTATGTTTCCTCCAGTAATAGCTTGACCAGCCGCATTGGTGCCGCCGCCACCTGAAATGCTTACGTTTGGATTAGATGTATATCCAGTTCCACCGCTTGTCACAAAAATAGATACAGTGTTTTGAGCAAATGTTGTGATAGACGCTACCGCATTAGCCCCTGAACCGCCGCCACCGTTAAATGTAATTGTTGGAGAGGATGTATATCCTGAACCAGCCTCCAATAAAAAAATAGAAGAAACAGCATTAGCAGAAATAGTTGCAGCAGCCGTTGCTTGTATTCCTCCCGTTTGATTTGGAGCAGAAATAATTACGGCAGGAGCAGACGTATAACCAGAGCCTTTACTTACAAGTCCAATAGAGCCAACAGAACCTATGGATACTAAATTTGTAGCATCCCAAGTAAAGTACCCTTTTGCCGGGTCAATAATAAGAACACGGTCGTTTTTCCATTGGCTAATGTTCATGCCGCTAGTTGAAAACGTACCAGCGGAAGCTAACGTGCCTTTTGTATTAGTTGTTAAATTTACGTACTCGCAACTTCCGTCATCTTCAAAAGCAATTAAATAATCATCTAATCCAATATTGGCTGAAGAGTAATTAACAACCGTATGGGAAAACGTAACGCTACCAACAGCATCATAAGTCGGCGTAATTTTTAAGTTGGCGTATCCCACTGGCATTGCGTTCTCAAGCCAATAGAATTCATCGTCACCAATAGCCGTGCGGTTAGCTTTCGTGTTGATGCCACGAAAGTTTTTAACAACTTCATACGATTTCTTTTGTTCTGCGGCAGCCATGACCTAGTACGCTCTTGAGTAAGGGTCAGGCAGTCTTCGAGTGTAGATGGACGCCTGAACCGCTTGAATTTGTTGCTTGTACTGACCTAAATATATTTCAGCCTCGCCAAACGACTGTTCATAATATTTGGCTTGGTAAGCAGCATAAAACTTAACTGGATTAGAAAACGGGTCGTTAATATTATCCGCATCAGACAGATTCACTAAATCTGTTGGCAGGAGAACCGTATCTAAATCAATTGTGTAAGCTATGTCAGGAACGGGTCCAATATAGATTTGAGATTGCCCGTAAATGCTGTAGGCAACCGGCGTTCCGATGCGGTTCTGCCAATAACGCAACTGTGCATTAAAGTCTGTCCAAGCCATATACCGCAACGGTATTCTGGAATTTCCCCAATAGAGGTTAATGTTGATGACGTCCAAAGTCAAAACTCCAGACGGCAAACAAGAATAATTTATTATTTCTGAGGGACCGGCGTATTGAATCGTAGCCGTTCCGCTAGTAAACGATGTGCTTGGCGGGTAAATGTAATTTGCGGAAGGATAATTAGGAGCGTCTCCCAATACACCGCTAACAGTTACCGCATAAATAAAGATATTGGAAAATACGTAATCACCCGCACTTACAGTTAAGCCGGATGACCAGATAACAGGGGTTCTACCGCCAGCCACCGGGGTACAAGGTGTTTGACTTGTTTGGACCGTGCGGAGACAACCTGTATCACGAACAACTCGCGCTCTGGCACCGTTGATGTAGTCAGTTAGCTGACTGTTGGTGTAAAAGTTTGCGTTTGCATCGTGCAACAAGTATCTGACAGCAGTAATGTAGCTTTGCAGTGTCTGCGCCATTTACGGTCCATATTAAGCTGCTACGTTGACTTTTCCCCCTGCCTCTTTAGAAGGCAAGGGTACTCTTTCAACCACCGGGGATAACGAGTGGACTTTTTTTGGCGGCTGGTCCGTAATCAAAAATTTTTCAAGAATTTTTAATCCCGCAGGAATATCTGCCTTGGTCTGAATCATAGCCAACCGCGCCATATACGGTTCTTTATCAGTGTCACCATGCCCGAATATGTGACAAACAGCCTCCAGCGGTACCTCTACACTTTCGCCTACTGGAAACGTATAGGGAATGTAGTTAAAGCTAAAAGTTATGGGTTTTTCCCATTTGTTTGTCACATAGACGGTTTGCATAATTAGAAGCT